TGTTGATAAGTCAGAAATATATGAACTTATTTTTAATATTCCTGCAAGTTCAGATCATGCTCGTAAGGTTTTATGTGGAATAAGAAAGTTTATAGACTCAATTAGTGAAGATGATATGACTAATATATCTGATAATTCTATACTTAAAAAAATAGAAGAAGAAAGACAGAGACTTGAAAAAGAAAAGGTTAAAGTTAGAACAGAAAAAATAATGTTAAGTCAATTATTACGTGAAGAATCCAGATTCGAGTTATTCACGGAACATACAATAGATGCTGTTAAGAAATATGGACAAATTGTTACAAAACCAAAAGATATAGAGAAAAAAGAAGGCAAAACTACTGGTTCTTTGATATTCGCAGATGCCCATTTTGACAAAGAACTTAAAATATTTGGTTTAGATGGTGAAACTTTAAATGAATACAGCCCTGAAATTTTTCAACAAAGAATGTGGAAAATGCTAAATAAAACATTGCACATTTGTAATAAAGAAGGATTTAGATCAATTAATATTTTTGATTTGGGTGATGATTTAGAAGGAATGTTAAGAATGGGTCAACTCATGAGTCTTAGGTATGGTTTAACTGAGTCTGCTGTAAGATACTCCTATTTCTTAGCATCTTGGCTTGATGAAATAAGTAAATATGTTTATGTGGATTTTTACATAACAGAAGGAAACCATACGTCTATACGTGTTATTAGCGGAAAAAAAGACGATTTACCTTCGGAAAATATGGGTAAAATAATTGTTGTTTTACTTAAAGAAATATTAAGAGATAACAATAATATTACTATACATGCAAACAATACAAATAACATATATACCAAAATACAAGGATTTAATATTCTTGGAGTGCATGGTGAAGAAAAAGATGTAGTGTCTGCATTAAAAGACTATAGTCATATTTATAATAAACCAATAGACTATATAATGACAGGACATAAACACCACGCCAACAGCATAAACGCAGGAATAGGTAAGGGATGTGTTGGTATTGGTTCTATAATTGGTGTAGATGAATATAGCTTGAAACTTAAGAAGGTTTCAGACCCAACAGCAACTTTTGTAATTTTTGAAGAAAATGTTGGCAAGATAGATGAAAAAACAATTTACTTGGGTTAGAAGGTGTATGTTATGGATTTTACACACAAAAAGACCTATAAAAAGAACCAAATATGTGAAAATTTTTATATAAATGATATAGAGGTTGATAAACATATATACGATACATTAGATGATGATGAATTTGAAATAAATATTAAAAATGTTAAAGCCAAAAGGATAAGATCTGGAATAGATGAAAAACAGGAAACTATTCCATTGTGTCAAACAACACAAGATCCAAATGGGTTTTATAAAGAAATTATCGAAATTGTTAACTATATTAAAATATCTAACGTTAATGATTGTGTGGATAAAATAGTACAAATAATAGATGCTATTGGAGAAGAACAGTTTAAAACTGGTTATGTACAAGCTCTTTTGAGTACTAAATCAAAAATAGACGAAGAAATAACTAAAAAATACAGAAATGTCAGAAAGAAGGGCATATGATGTGTGAGTATGATGATTTTGAATTAGAAGTCGAAGAAAATTGCGAACACGAACATATATCTGAGAGAGAGTTTATAAAAAGTTTAACCTATAACCTAAAAGGAACTATGGTAATAATCGCACCACATACAGTAAAATTTAAATGTTCTGATTGTTCGGAATCTGTTGATATTTTTGTAATGGTCGGAGCTTTCAATATTTAATAGTGAGATTATAGTTTTATATATATCGAACACCCATCGTAAAATATGGGTGTTTTATTATGTGTAAAAAATGAATAAAAGGAGGAATAAATCATTGGAAAAATGTAGTCATAAAGATAAAGATGGTAAGACAACCATATATATTGATAAAACTAATAAGAAAATGGTTTACCCTATAAAATATATTGGTGTGTGCTTAAAATGTGGAAAAAATTTTGAGTTATCAGAACTACCCACCGAACAATGAGGAATATGAATAAAAGGATGTGTTAAATTGAAAGCTCGAAAACAAAGTCTTAAAAAAATAGGTAAAAAAGTACCAATGACAACTAAAAATGGAGTTAAGGAAATTGTTTCAGATGGATTAGAACATTTTTGTTATAAGTGCAGATCAGTAGGAAGTACAAATTTCTATATAACAAATAATGATGTATATTCTGCGGTTGGGTATTTACCTATATGTAAAAGTTGTGTAGCAGATCTTTATGCATATTATATTGATTTACATAAAGACGGAAAATTAGCTATGTATTTTTTATGCAGAAGATTATTTGTTTACTATTCACATAAAGCGTATGAGTCAGCATTAAATCAATCCATAAAAACAGGCTGGACTATAATACAATCATATTTTAAAACAGTTAATTCTTTAACTAAAAATAATGGATGTGGACATACATTTGATGACACTGAAGATTTTGCAGTTAATGAAAAAAATGAACCACTATCTGATAAAAACTCAGAATTTGATATAATAGAATATGATGATACATTTTCAGAACAAGATGAAAAAGCTAAGGAAGATGTTATAAGGATATTAAACCATGATCCATTTGCATCATATTTAAAATTTGATCAAAAACTTCTATACTCTGAACTTTTGCCATTTTTAGATGAAGATAGCTTAACAGATCCATTTAAAATATCTCAAATTATACAAATAGTTAAAAATAATAGTCAGGTTGCTAAGATTGACTTAACCATAAATAAACTTTCTACAGACACAAGGGCTTTAAAAGATAATGAGGGAACAATTACTAAATTAACTATAATGAAAAAAAATATAGTTGCAAATACAGATAAGGTTGCTAAAGAAAATAATATATCTACTAGAAATCATGGTGATAATAAATCCGGTAAGGGTACTCTAACAGATTTAATGAGGACATTGAGGGAATATCAGTTTGATGCTGCCGAGAATGATTATTATAACCAATTAAAAGCCATAGGGTATAAAAGAGCTGCCGATATTAGCAATTCTAGTATTTTAGATCAATTAAAATTTGATGAAAATGATTTATATGATATGCTTAAAACTCAAAAAACAATGATAGAAAAACAAAATATGGAAATAGATAATTTAAAAGAACAGGCAAGAAAAATGTATATAGTTTTACAAGATAATGATATTTTTCTTAGTTGAATAAAAGGAGTGTGTATGTGTGATTAGCTTAGGTAGATCAAAATCAGCTTTAAGCTCCTTAAAAATCGAAACATATAAAAAGGATTCTGAATTAATAAAATATTGGAGAAGGAATCCTGTAATAGCATGTGAAGATTTGTTAGGAATAAAACTATTTGATGAACAAGCATACATACTTACAATGTCGTGGAATACTCCACATGTATTATGGTGTTGTTCTCGTGCGTTCGGAAAAACATTCTTGGGTGCAATATTTTTATTGCTTAAAGCTTTGCTATTTGAGAATCAAAAAATATATATAATAACACCAGCAGGAAGTCAATCAAAAGAGTGCTTTACTAAAATAGAAGAAATAATTTTAAATATTGGTAAAACATCAGCCTCCATAATGAGCTTGAAAGATATTGTTATGGAAGAGACAGTAAAATCCCCAGCATGTAAAACTGGTTTTGTACATGCACCTGTAGGATATAATGTTGAATTTTACAATGGTAGTGAAATAATTACACTGAATAATAATACAGATTTTAATAGAAGTAAAAGGGCTAGTGTAGTATTATTTGATGAGGCTGGATTTTCTAGTGATGAACAAATAGCTGTTTGTGAAGCATTTGCAGCTCAGAGTTCGGACTTTATGACATCTATAGAGAAGAACTTTAATATTAAGGCATTAAGAAGAAACTGTCCCACTCAACTCATTTACGCTTCTTCTGCAAGTTCTGTAGATACTACATTCTTTAGACATTATAAAGAATTTGCAAAACAAATGTTTTTAGGTAATAGAGATTTCTTTTGTTGTGATATACCGTGTGATATACCATTGTGTCCAACAATGGATGGTGTTCCATATGCTCCACTATTAGAAAGATCTGTAATAGATTCTATGATGAAAACTAATAGAGATAAAGCTATAAGAGAATATTATAATAAATTCATGACCGATGGTGGAGAATCACAAATTATCAAATGGGCACAAATTAGAAGGAGTGAAACCTTTTTATTACCAGAAGTTTGTGCTATAGATGGTTGTAAATATGCTATAGCTTTCGATCCTGCAAGAATAGGTGATAATAGTATTATAACTATCATGAAAATAATTCATGATACAGTAATAGGTTATTATGGGGAAATAGTGAACTGTGTAAACCTAGTAGATTTATCCACTAAAAAGGGATTTAAGATGACAACGCCTAATCAAATTAAAGTCTTAAAGGATTATGTTTTAGCATATAATGGTAATGAACTTGATTATAAAAATGTAAAAGCCTTATATATCGATCCGGGTTCGGGTGGTGGAGGCGTAAATGCCTATGGAGACAACTTACTTGAAGATTGGGTAGATAATAGGGGTATAATACATAAAGGGTTTTTAGATAGACAATACGAGCTTTACGAAGGATTTGATAAAAAATATCCTAATGCAAGTGATATTTTAAGATTCTATAATCCTAAAAAATATAAAACACAAATGGTAGATGAATTAATAGAGCTTTTTCAACAAGATTTAATAAGATTACCAAAAGAATATTCAGGTAGTGGATATATTACTCTTTTAAAAGAAAATGATGGCGAACAAAATACATATAATAGATCTTTGTCTTTTGAAGAAGAAATTGCATTAATGAATATAGATATTCTTAAAACGGAAATGACCTCTATGTTTAAGTTTGAAAATACAGAAAAAACTACTAAATCTTATGCTTTATCGAAAGATAAAGAAAGTGTAATGCATAAACAACATTGTGCATGACATGGGATAATCCATAACCCATGTAAGAAAAATTAAATCTAATTGACTTGGAACTCCAGAGATGGAAAACAGGGGGCAAGCAAAAGTAAAATATACTTTGTGCAGCCTGAACGACTGAATGATTTAACTTCATAGGAATTAAATGAAGATGCGACAGTCTGAACTCTAAATATAATCTAAATATGAAATTAGAGAAAGTTGGTCAAGTGTAAAGACACTTTTAAGAAGAACCAACTTCGTTTTAATGTTATTTTTTATAAAAGGAGAATTTGTTTATGATAGGGATATATGCTATTAAAAATATAAAAAACAACAAACATTATATTGGTCAGTCCTTACATGTTGAGAGACGTTGGATTGAACATATAAGTGCGTTGAATAATAATAGGCATACTAATAGATATTTACAATTCTCTTGGAATAAAAATAAAAGCGAGTGTTTTGAGTTTGTTTTATTAGAAGAATGTTTGTTAGAAGATCTAGATAAAAATGAGATATATTGGATTAATAAATTAAATTCTTTTAAAAATGGTTATAATTTAGATACTGGAGGACAAGGTATAGAAAATTATAAACATACAGAAGAAGAAATTTATAAAATGAGAATGATTCAAAACCCAATGTGCATTTTGCAATTTGATTTAAACAATATTTTAGTTAAAGAATGGGTAGGCGGTTCTTCATATGTTAGAAAAGAGCTACATTACACCAAAGAAAGTATTGATGGTTGTTGCAATCATACAAGAAAATCAAATATATATAAAGGTTATCTTTGGGTTTACAAAGAAGAATATGAATCAGACAATTTTTCTTGGGATAAATATTTTAACAAAGAAATAACTCTACCAATAAATATTTCTAAAAAATATTCTAATAAAATGGAAAGAAAAGTAAATAAGTACGATATGAATATGAATTTAATTTGTATCTACAGCTCAATCACTGACGCTGCAAAAGATATTGGCGTATACACATCAAATATATCTGCTGTTTTATCCAATAGGAGAAAAAGCTGTAATGGATATAAATGGAGTTATGCGTCATAAATAACATTAAAATAGTAACAATACGGATGACCGTTTCTATACTTTATCTATGTTAGCTCATTATCTTTATGAATTAAGGAGACAAGATATCATAAATAAAAATAGTCAAAAAAGAGACTTAAGCAAGCTTATAGCAACATCTTCTGGAAAAGGCAAGACTGGATCTATATTTGGTCGAGGATTCAGTGGTTTTGGCGGAAATTCAAATCCATTTAGGAGATGATCAATAGTTGATTTTCTTATTACAAACTGACTTACATAATATTGATGCTATGTTGCCAGAAATGTGCTTGGCTATGGATATATATATAAATAAAAAATATTGTATAGTCCATACAGAGTTAGATAAAAAAAATATATCAAATAAGTTAAAAAAAATATTCCCAAAAGGAACACAACTATTTATTAGGGATATTTTAGAAGAAGACTTAAATGATTTTCCTTTTATTATAAAGGATTGGTTTAACTCTGATAGTAATCAGATAATAAATGATAGAATCAAAGATAATTATGAAGATATTAAAAATCAAGCACTATTAAAGATAGATAAGTTTCTTAATAGTGTTGAGTCTGAATTAAAAAAACAAGTAAACGAAGGTGGTGAGTAAAACATTGGACAAAACACCAAACAAGAAACCGAATAAAAAAAGTAATAAGGATGGTTTAGAAAATAATGTGACATTTTCTTCTGTTACTGAAAAATGGGAAAATCTAATTAGTTTTTCTAAAAATGGAAATTGTGATTGGTTGGATGCTTGGGGCAAAGCTTTTGCTACTAATCCATATGTTCAAAACCAAAGACTTAAAGAATTAAAAACATTAGCCTCAAGATTTACCAGAGAACAAATAGAAAGCATGTTGAGAGATCCTTTATTTAATGAACAAAAACTAAGAGGAGCATCTCATTATTTCTATAATACAATTGCTCCAATAATGAAAATATATAATATGTATGCTGACATTCTTTCTTACAGAACATATATTGTGGCAAACAAAAAAAACACAGATAATAAGAAATTTATCGAAGAATATGAATATTTAGTCAATAAGAAGAGACAATTCGATCCTAAGAGAACTTTTAGAAATATAACTTTACAAACTTTTAAAGAAGGTAAGAAGTTTTACTACTTAAGGATGGACGAGGGAAACGATATATTTACATTGCAGGAAATGCCAAATGATTATTGTAAGATTGTTCATCGCTGGGAAGGTGGATGGCAATATTCATTTAATATGATGTATTTTTTAAAGCCCGGAGTCAGCCCAGAATGGTTTGCTCCAGAATTTAAAGATTATTTAGCTGAATTCTTTTGTTATTATGATAAAGATAAAAAACAAATGAGTGGAATAGCCGAACTACCTAATACTGTTGATGCATATTATGAAAATCGT